CGAGCGACAGGGCGACGGCGAACGAGAGATAGAGGTTGTCCTTGCCCCAGACGTTTGCGTGAATCTGCCGGCCGGCAACGCCGAAGCGGCCCATCACCCCGGCAATCGGCGCGGCGGGGTCGGCCTTGAACTGGATTGGCGATCCGCCCGCCCCGACCCGCGGAACCATCAGGGCCGACGCGGCGGCACCGAGCGCGAGCGCGCTTGCCGCGCCAACGATTACGCCGGCCTGAACCCAGCTCAAGCCGGTCGTGACCGCTACAAAATAGGACGCACTCAGGCCGATGGCCGTCGCGGTGCCGGCAACCCAAGTCACCGCCGATGCCGCCGCCGCCAAGACCATGGGCATCAGATGGCTCTCCAAGCGTGTGAGTATTCGAGCGGCTGGATGATCGCGCAGGTCCCGTCCGCCCCGCCCCAGAACGCCAGCGCGCGGCCGTTTCCGACCGCTACGGCTAGGGCCACGGCCCCGCTTTCGTCCGCCGGGAGCGCCATGATATCGCCCGCCAGGCACATCGCCGGGGCGATCCTGGGGAGGCCGATTGCATCGACGGCGCTTGAGATGCTGTCGTGCCCGAGGGATTTCAGAACCCGGGCCGCGCCTCGGGGCGAACCGTAGCTGCCGGCCTTCAAGAGCGAGACCTTCACGCCCAGCTGCTTCAAGCAGAACACGGCCATTCGGGCGCAGTCGTCTTTCCCGTAGGAGAGCGGCTTGCCGAGGAAGCGGTCAACGGTGGCCTGTGCCGCCTGTTGCCGGCGGATCATCGGGTTCATCAGAACAACACCCCGAATCCGCCGTCGATGCTCCCGCCCCCGCCGCCGCCGCCAGCAAACCCGCCGCCGACCGCCGTGCCGCCCGTATTGGTCCGGCCCCCGATGACGTCGGAGACGACCGCCGGGCGGGCCGCGTCGTAGCCCCAAGGCAGGTCACGCTGGACGGCGATGACGAACGAGGCCCCGAGGGCTCCGGGATAGACGGACTGGATGAAAGCGTTGTTCAGGCGCTGGGCCTCGTTGGCGTCGAAAAGCCGCTCCCAAGCCGAGCCGACGTTGAAGCTGATCCGGGTGTTGTTGCGCCCGACCTCCGCATCGGCCGTGTCGATCTCGCCGAGGAAGAGCAGTTCGGGCTGGCCGATCAGCGCCCCGGTCGTGGGATTGACGGCACCGAACCAGATGCGGACGCGGGAACCTTGGTTCAGCGGGTTGGTGATGCTGGCGAAGGCGGACAGGCTCTCGGGCAGAACGCTGATCCGCACCATCGGCGCTTCGGTTCCGACCTCCTCGTTCATGCTCTCGATCATGTCGAGGGTGCCGTAGAGCGAGTGCTTGCCGAGATACGTCTCGCCGTTGAAGACGATCTCGCCCGCTCCGTCGATCAGCCGCACGTCACCGGCCGGGAGCTCAATCTTGAGAAGCAGGCAGACAAGGGGGGCCGCGCCTTGGAGCGCCGTATTGAGCGAGGCGTCCAGGGCCATCGGCTATTCCCGTTCGGTGATGGTGAACGAGAGCCCGACGAACATCCCGCGATCCAAGGTCCAGGAGGTTTCATCGCCGGAGAGGAAGCCCTCAATCTTGGGGGCGGAGAAGTTGACCGCCGAGTTATCGGCCGGCGAGCGGCGGATCATGGGATTGATCGCGAGGTCGGCCATCACATCGGCGGACGCCATTTTCTCGGTCGCGACCTGGTAGAGATAGAGCTGGCCGGAGACCGTGAGATTGAACCACTGGCCGACCGTGGCGACGTAGGAGGGCGAGAAGCCGTCAAGGTCGAGCAGGGAACCCAGCTGGCTGGCCCCGTTGACGAGCGGCGATCCCGGCACCCCGACGACAAACTCGGGCTGTGGCAGCTCGAAAATGACCGTGTCCGCCTCGGCGGAGGTAAGGGCCGCGACCCACTCCATCGCCTCGGTGTAGGGCATCGGCTGCATTTCGATATCCGCGGCCCAGCGCGAGCCCAGACGCCGAACCCGCGTCTCGGGGCCGTTGAACGTCGGGCGCAGATTGCGGCGATGGCTTACAAGCCGGGTCGTGATCGAAACCGGCGCGGCCGTGGCCGGGAGCGTTATCGGCATCAGAGGAACCTTTGACGGCTGCGGCGCTGGGCGCTGGCCGCGTCGGACCGCGTCGCGCCATAGGCGCCGGCCGCCGCTTGAGCCGCCATCGGGGCGGAGACGCGGGCGGCGGTCCCCTCGACATAGGCGTTCAGACCGTCGCGGTCGGCGGTGATCCGAACCTCAACGCTTTGAGCGAGGGACTGGACAAACGCCTGCCCGCTCGCCCGGGTCGAGGCGGCTTGATCACGGGCCGTCGCCGTCGCGCCTTGCAGGCCCACGGTTTCGGACGACCGCGACGAGCCTCCCCCGCCCCGAAGGCCGAAGGTGGCGAGCAGGGCGACCATGCCGGCGACAACCGGGAAGGCGAACGGCCCGAGCATGGCGAAAATCCTGGCCGCGCCCTCGGCCGCCGCCGCCGCGCCCCGGGTCATGCTGTTACCGACCGCCGACGTCGTCTGCTGGGTGTCCAGCATCATCGACTGAATCGCCATTGCGAACTGGAACAGCCGATAGCCCTGCTCGGCCGCGTGGAGAACTTTGTAGCCGTCCGAGCCCTCCTTGAAGAAGCCCTTGGCGGCGTTCGTCAGGTCGCCGTAGTTCTGAATCTGGGCCATCGCCCGTTCCCGGTCGGCCTGGGCTCCGCTGAGTCGGAACTCGCTCTCGGCAAGATTGATCTCCGCCAGACGAGACTGGTAGCCCGTCATGACCGTGAGGAGGTCCCCCATCGCCCGGCCGGTCTCGCCGAAAGCCTCGGCCATGCCCCGGGCGGCGTCCTGGGCCAGCCCGTCGATCAGCTTCAGCTCGTCGGCGAGGACTTGAAGCGGGGGCAGCATTTGCACGACGGCGTTCAGCTGGTTGAGGCTGATGTTCTCGGTCCGCATCATGACCTCGCGGTCGCCGGCGGAGCGGCCCGAAGCGCCGCCCGTGGCGCGGTTTCGGGTAGAGCCGGCCTCGCCCGCTTCGCGCGTGATCCGGCGCTGGGCGGCCGATACGACGCTATCCCCGAGCCGACCGACTTCGCGGTCAAAGCCAACACTGAAATCGGCCATGCCGCCCGCTATTTCTTGGGCCAGACGAACGCCCGCCCGGCGCGCGGCACCCGCGTTCTGGTTGCTGATCTCGCCCAGATCGACGGCGCTGATCGGCGAAAGGCCGTTCGCCAAGCTGAACGCCGGGTTGACCTTGGCCAGCTCCTTTGCGGCCATGATCACGACATTGATGCCGACGCGCGCCTTGTTGAGCATATCCTCAACGGCGCGGATCGTCGCGTTCGCCGCGGAGATTGCGAGGTCGCCGATGACGGCGGGAAGATCGCCCCAGATCGCGGTGATGCCCCGATAAGTGCCGAGAAACGCGCCGCCGATGATCTTGATTCCGTCGACGGCAAACCGCGTGGCCCGGTCCATCGTCTCGGAGAACCAGTCGCCGATCTTCGTCACGGTCGGCCCGATCTGATCCCAGATCACGTCCTGCAAATAGCGGAGCGAGCCGACGACGACGTCGCCCATCGTCACGCCCTTGTTCTGGACGTTTTCCAGCTGGTCGGCCGTCAGCCCCAGGCCTTCGGTGAGGTCCCCGGCCTCTTGGTTCAACGCCCGGGTGGCGAGCGCCAAGGAGCCGCCGATAACGGCCGCCGCAGCCGCCGCCGCCGCGATGAACGGCAGGAGTGGGGCCATCGCGGTCCAGATTGCCGCGCCCGCTTGGAGCATGACAGCCTTGACACTCGTTCCCGTCCGCTGCGCCGCCATCTGGAACGTGTCCAGGATTTGCGGCCCCTGCTGAATCGCGATCATCAGCGGGTTCATCCCCATTGCCGCCGTCACCCCGATGTCGGTGAACTGGCGGGAGAGGTTGAGGCCCTCGGTGGCCGTGAGGCCGAGCGAGCCGCGCGTCGTCGCCAGAACGCCCTGTTGCTGGCGGAGGGCGACGTTCATCGTCCCGACCGCGCCCCCGGCATGGCGCGCGGCAACGCCGAGCCCGTCCGTCGCGTGTTCCGCCCGGTCGGCGGCGGCCGCCATGTCGTTGAGGCGATCCTCAGCCAGCTCCGCCTGTTCGGACGAGATAACGAGGCCAAGGCGGGCGAGGTCGGTCATGCGCTCTCCTTGGCCTTCGGCGGGTTATGCTTGGCGGCCTGTCCGCGGATCATCGACAAGACGCCTTTGCCGTCACGGACGTTGACCGTGTTCGACGCGGGCGCGGGGTTGAGGATCGGAAGGACGGCTTGATCGAGGCGGCGGAGCAGGCGCACGTCCCAAGCGGAGAGGGGCGTCAAGGTCTGGCGCTTGAAGGCCTCGATCTCGGAGAAGGTGATCGGGTTGGCGGCCATGCCGACTTGCCGGGTTCCGGCGAGATCGACGAAGGCTTGCCAGACCGGCCCGAGCGGTTCGGGGAAGTCCGGCAAGTCCCGGCGGTTCGCGTAAACGGCCTCGGCGAAGGCGATCAGGCTTTCGGCGAGGCCTTCATGAAATTTGCGCGGTCGTCGATGAACGCGCGGGCCTGGGCCGTGATCCAGGGGAACCGGGTATAGAGCGCCCGGGCTTCGGCTTCGGTGCAGTCCGGGGTCTCCCCGGCGATCTTGATGCCGTCCCAGGCCACGGTGGCGCGGGCGAGATATTCGAGCTCGTTGGCGCGGGCCAGTTCCGCCGTCACCCGCATCTGGCCCTGGTTCTTGAGGTAGCGGTTCGTTTGGCGCGTCGCGATCACGGTCAGGGCGTCGCTATCGGCCCCCAAGAGCGTGATTGTGATGGGCTTCCCGTCTTCTTGAAGAAGCGGGGAACCGTCCGGGCCGCGCAGTTCGAGCGCCGCGCCTTGGTTTGCCAGATCGGCGGTGTCGAGGGTGGAGAGGTCCATCGTGTGTCCTGTCAAAAGGACGGCGGGTGCGACCCGCCGCTAAGTTTGGGGGGGGAGTTTCGGTCTTGAGGTCGGGCGGTCTTAGGTGCCGCCGGCAACCACGGTCGAAAGGACCTCGTGCTGTGCCGTGTCGATGGCGCAGACGAAGACACGCTTGGAGACGCCGTCCGCGCCCCGGGCGGCCTTGGCGGAGAGGACCCGGACGCCGAAATAGACGACCGTGTCGATGTCGTTATTGTCGGCCCCATCGGCGGCCAGGATTTTCATGGCGTAGAGCCGGCGGGTGGCGGCGTAGCCGATCATCAGAATCTGGCCCGGGTCGAGCGGATCGTCGGCGCAGGTGATCGTGATGTTTCCCGGGTTGGCCGCGCCCTTGAGCTGGCGGGTCAGACCATCCGCCAGGGGCGTGAAGGAAACGACCGCGCCCTCCGGCCCGTGGTCGGAAAACGTCTCGACGTTGCCGATGTCGACATAGGTCAGGCCCGTATAGGCCGAGGGGGTGCGGTTGGTTTCGACAAGCGCCGCGTTTGCGACGGAGACGACGGCGCCAATGCCGTTTGAGATGGCCATGATGATGGCTCCTTTCGATGGTGAACGAAGCCGGAGCCCATCTCGGCGGCAGGGCGGGTCCTTGGCCGGTCAGGGCCAGCGGAAGAAGGCGCGGGGCCTTAAGCGGCAACCCACGGGATAGTGACCGGAACGCGGCTGTCGGCGGCATCCAGGAGCGGCGAGGCGGCGTAGGGCTGGCCCGCAATCCTGACCCCGTTGGCGAGCGCGAGAGCCTTGGGGAAGTGATCCATCACGTCCGAGGCCAAGCGCATCAGGGCGGGGATGCCTTGGCCTTTCGGCCCGACGACCGTGACCTGAAGGATGCCTTGATCCATCCGGCCGGCTTTGAGCCCTTCCCAAGCGGGGCGATTGTAGAAGATCGACGCCTCAAGATATTTCCCCGAGGCCGGGGGCGTGAACGGCACGTCGGGATAGGCGATTGGCAGGGCCGGGTCGCCGACCACGAGGGTCGAGCAGCGGGCGAGCAGCGTCGTCGCGATATCGGCGGGGTCGGACATAGGGCTTAACCTCCCGACCGGGCCTGCGCCTCGGCTGCGACTTCGGAAACGATGCGCTGCCACTGTTGAGCGGCGAGGGCGACGAAGCGATCCCCGGGCTGGCCGCGCGATCCGTATTCCCGGGGCCTGGCGTAGTTGGCCGTGTAAGCGACCGTGATCGGGTCGGTGATCTCCGCCCCATTGATCACGAGATTGATCTGGCCCGCGTCATAGGCAAAGGCGAGGACGCCGTCCGGCTTGCCCTGCAACGGGGGGAGAACCCCGGTCGTGGTCGCAACCAGCGAGGCGCGGAGGAAGCCCGTGTCGACCCTCATATTGCCGCCGGCCGCCCGGGGGACCTGCATGGCCTCGACCACCCGCTGGGCGCTCTCCCGATAGACCGCATCGGTCCGGGCTTTGGTCTCCCGCACCCAGGCGTTGACCTCGGCGGCGAAGGAGCCTTGGGCCATTAGAGGGGCTTGAGCCCGCCTTCTTGCGAACCGAGGACCGCTAGGGACAGCACGTCCGGCTCGATCAGGTCCTTGTCCTCGCCCTCGTATGCCGCGAGAAGCGCCTCGGCGAGCGCGACCTTGTCCGCCGGTGCGGCCTCCTCAATCGCTTCGAGGATTTCAACGAGCGTCATATTCGGCATCGTATTTCCTGAAGATCGCGAGCAGGGCGGGGTGGATGCGGCCGTGTTCCGCCAACGGGCGGGACATATAGAGCGAGAAGGCCTCGGCGACATATTCCTTGTCGTTCGCGCCGCTGTATTGCGAGAGCGCGTATTGCCAGCCCGTTTCCCGGGGCCGGTATTGCGCCAGGAAGCGGTCGATCTCCGGGCCGATCCGCTTGTCGACCAGGTGCAGGACGTGCCCGAACTCGTGATAGGTCGTGACAGACCGGGTGCGATCCCCGGATAGGGAGGAGATCGACCAGCCGTAGCGGCCGGCCTCGACGGCGTTCATCGCCGCTTCGGCGTCCGGCGCGGTCTTGCCGGGCGATTTCTTGCGCTGCTCAAAGGCCAGCCGGGCCTCTTTGGTGTATCGCGGCGAGCCGAGTTCGCCCATCGCGGTCTGGCGGTCGGCGTCTTTCTGGTCGCCGAACTTCGTCGGCATATGGAACGCGGCGTAGGTGTTGCCGTCACGAAGGCGGCCGGAGAAGAGGGCGGCGTTCGCGTTCCTCGGGGCGCTGACCCGGAACGGCGCCCCGCTGCGGGTGATCGGCCCCATGAAGTCCAGCGGGGCCAGGCCGAAACGCTCGACGACCTCGTGGGCCGCGTTGAGCGAGGGAGCGATGTTGCGGATCGCCATGCCGCTTAGGTCGGCGTTCAGAGCGATCCCGGCGGCGCGGATATAGTCGCGCGCTCCGGCCGCATCCTTGGGAAGCCGGGCGTCTCGGTAGCCGGTCGGTCGGGGCGGCGGAGCCGGAGCCGGGGGCGGGGCGGGCGGGGCGACAGGAACGGGCTCGGGGGCCGGAAGGGGCTCAACGGGCGCGACCGGCGGTGCCGGGGGAACGCGAATAACCGGCGGGACGGCCGGGGCGAGATTGGAGAGAAAGTCGATGCGATATTCCACATCGCAGCGGCAGTTCACGATCTCCCCGGCCCCGGCCCCGAGGCTGGTGTCGAGGGGATAGCGCATCCGGGCGCCGGAAGGCGTGACGAACGGCTCGCGGAAGGCGACGGAGTCCCCGTTGAGCGCGCGGTGGGTATGACGGACGCGTAAGTCACCGGCCGAGCGCCAGACTTTGCGGACGGCGCTCTCGGCGACCTGGCCGGATTCGATGGCCTGGCGATAGGCCTCGTGCTTGGCGGCCTGGAGAGCGGACAAGGCCTCGACCCGCCCGATGGTATCGCCCCGCAGTTTGAGGAGGCGGGATTCATAGGCCAGGATCGCCTTGCGGATCGTCGCGGCCGGCGGCGCGGTTTCCTCGCGGATCGCCCGCTCGATTGTCCGGTCGAAACGCTTGTCCCGTTGTTTGCGCCCCAGATAGGCGCGCAGGGCGGCCGGATCGCCGGAGGCCAGTTCGGCCCGGGCGTTGCGAACATAGCCCTCCTGCGGCCCCGAGAGGCCCAGGATGCCCCCTTCGCGCTTGCCGGTCGCCCGGTTGAGCGTCCCGACGATGCGAAGCGCCGCCGTCCGGGGGTTGACGCCCGCCTCGAGGCTATCGCGGAGGGAGGATCGGGCCGCCGCGCGCTGGTCTTCTGTAATCCGGGTGATCAGCTGCGAGGAATGGTCCCGCAGCCATTGTTCCGCGGCCGGGTTGCGGCCGGAGAAACGGACGACGAGGGCCGAGCCGTTGGCCTGGCGCTTGGGGAAGTCCTCAATCGCCGCCTTGCCGCCCTCGGTCTGGGCGTTGCGGATCGCGTTGAGCATATCCTCATAGGCCGCCGCGTCGATATTGAGGGCGTTCAGGGCCTCCTCGATCTGGCCCGCCTCGATAGCCGCCGCGACCCGCTGGATTTCCGCCCCGGCCCGGATGCTTTCGACCGCCGCGAGGAAGGCCGCCGCGACCTCCCGGCCGTAGCGTTGCGCGAGCGCGTCGAATAGCGCGCCCTTCGCCCGGGTGATTGTCATGGGTTAGCGGCCGAGGATCGCCAGGGCGGCGCGGGCAACGGCCCCGTTGAGGTCAAGGCAGGTGTCGAGCATATCGTGCGCCTCCTGCCGTATCGCTTGCGCCGAGGTTTCGTCGCCCCGCAGGAGCGCCGCCTGATAGGCGTAGAGCTTGGCGCTAACGTCTTTCCAGGCCGCCGCCGCAAGGGCCGCCGGCTGGGGATGGTCGGTCATCGGCGGCACTGTAGCTCATACATGACCGGGGTTCCGGCGGGGTTCAGCTGCTTGAGCGG